CAACCTCAAGAACGTAAATCTTTCAGCAGTGTTTATAGAGCAGGCGGAGGAATTCGACACTGACGAGCAATTTCAGCTTCTGCGAGGCCGTATCCGACGCCGGAACGCCCCCTACCATCAGATAAACATTGCTGCTAATACGAACGGCCACAACTGGATATGGAAGCTCTGGAAGAATAATCCACCATCCAGAGCATATGAGCTGATAGAGGCTAACAGTTTTGAGAACGCAGACAACCTTCCTCGCGACACTATCGAGGACTGGGAGAGGATGCGTATAGACGCACCGAACCAGTATAAGCGCTATATTCTTAACTCCTGGGAAGAAAGCACTGGAGACGACTATCTCTTCACCTGGGAGATGCTCGATACATCCCGCAAGCTTCATATGCCCAGAGAGAGCCACAAGACAATAATAGGCGTGGACGTTGCCCGTTTTGGCAGCGACAAGACAGCCTTCGCGGCCATAAGAGATACTGGCCACGACCGCTGGGAACAGATACTCAGTGAAGCTTATGACAAGAAAGACACGCGCTGGACATTCGGCTACTACGTTGACCTGCGTAAACGCATTCGTGCACATTTTGGAGTGATCGACGATGTGGGAGTAGGCGGAGGAGTGGTCGACAGCTGCCGGGAGCTTGGACTCGACATAGTAGCCTTCATCGCAAACGCCAGGCCGAAGGACGAAGATATGTATGCGGATGCCAGGACAGAAGCTTATTTTATCTTGCGCGACCTGATAGAGACGCAGCGCCTGAAAATAGCCGATGACGAGGAACTAATAGACGAGCTTCTGACTCTCCGCTTCAAATACAAAAAAGGCCGGAGAGTGCTGGTCAGCAAGGACGAGATGAGGAAAGAGGGCGTAAAAAGTCCCGATAAGGCTGATGCTCTCATGATGATAGTGTATTATCGCAGTCGGCCGATAATGCAACAGGTCTTACGACGTCTGCCGTCAGCCATGAGAGACACAGTAAACGCCGGCTTTGGATTCTCGGAGGTGTAGAATGGGAAATAATGGAGAAGCGAAAAAGAAGGAACTCAAGACCCTGATGGTGATTAATATCGACCAGGACGGCCATACATACGTAACCGGACCGCTGGCAAAGAAGCAGCTCTGCATAAAGCACCTGTGCGCGGCTATAGAGATAGTGACCGCCTACCAGCCGTCGCCGATCATCAAACCGAAAGGCGGGATATTAAACTTTGTAAGGAGGCCGAGACACTGATGCCTAAAGCGTTTCTGCAATGCGTTCGTAGCGGAGGAAAAGTAAGGACAAAGAAGCTATCTGGTAACAGATATATGCACATCTGTAAGACAAAAGCTGGCAAGTGGGTAAAAGGGGAGATAAAGAAGAAAAAAGGAGTGCAGTAATGGCAAGACGGCGAGTTACTTCAATGAACTTCAAGAGCAAGAAAGCTTACAAGAAATGGTTGAGTTATGGCCACATGCATGTGAAAGGCTTCGGTAAGACACCAGTGAAAGTGAAAATAAAGGGGAAGTCGCATAAAGTCAAACACCGCAAGAAGTAATAGGATACAAGAGCCATGTAAAGGCTTACTATCAATGGGAGGAGGAAAATGAAAGGGGACATAAGATATACAGAGACGACCAGGCTTTTGGCATACTGTCCGAAGTGCCGCAGGACAGTAGAAACAGTGCAGACGGTTGACCGCTACAGGGATATAGCAGTAATAAAACAATACTGTTCTCGTTGCGAAAGACTGCTTCACACAGAGAGATATCCTATAGCGAGCGCGGAAGAAACAAGAAGGAGACTTTATGGGCGAACTTGAATACCGTATACAAAATACTTCAGATATCCAGGGCGAGGACGAGCAGGAATACCAGAGCCGTATAAATCTCACTCAGGAGCAGGAACTCGACATTATCAACCGCATTGAGGCCAATCTTGAGTATATCGAGAAGCAGCGTAAGGAAGACGGCTGCGAGTCTCGCTGGGCACAGTATGATAATCTCTATTGGGGCATAGTTAAGAAGAACCCCAACACAACCTTCAATCTGCACCAATTCCTCACGCTTACACGTGTCCGGAGAGTTAAATCGCGCCTTTTCCAGGCTTTCTTTGAAAGCGACCCTATTTTCAGCGTCTCGCCGCGTCCTCGCTACGCCAAAAAAGGAGGTTACGAGGCCGCAGAGAAACAAGAGCAGTTCTTGGACTATGAATTCGACAGCGAGATTATTATTCACAGCCCTGTCCGGAAAGCCTTCCACGAAGCCACACTTAAGGACGGCGGCATAGTTAAGCTCATATGGGAAAGAGATTACGAGTGGAAGAGAGTAAGAGAGAAGTATCCTGGCACAAAGAAGGGGCTTAACGACTTCCTTGAAGCCTATCCTGATGCCAGAGAGAAATATCCCTCATTTGTCAAACAGTTGGAAGACGGACATGATATAGACATCATCGTAGACAAGAAGGAGATAGTCTATGACGCACCCCGTTTTTACCATGTGCCGTTCAAGAACTTCTACATAGACCTGAATACGGAAGGCCTTTTGGGACTGCGGAAGGCGAGATTCTTCGCCGAACTCCAGAACTATACCTGGCACGAACTCCAGGAGGAAGTGGAAGAGGGGCGCTTTGACAAAGACAAAGTGGAATTGTTGCAGTGGTCTGTGAGTGCAGACGGCCGGGTTTCTCTGAGGTCTAATTATGAAGACGAGAATTATGATATTTATGAATGCAATCTCTTCTACGACATAAAAGGAAACGGCAAGCCCAAACGTATCGTTGTGTGGTATAGCCGCGAGAGAAAAGTTATTCTTTCTGCGATTCATTTCCCTTACGAACATGGGAGACCTTATTATATCCCATTCTTCATCGTAGAGGAAGAGCCAGGATGGCACCAGCCAGGACTGGCAAGAATTCTTATGCCAGCGAATATTATAGCAAACTCCATTACAAATTTTCTGCTCGATAACGCCTTCTACCGCAATACGCCACTGTTGCGCGTCTCTCCCAACAGTACTATTGCACAGCAACTCCTTGCCAAGGCATGGAAGATAGGAGACCCCCTGGTGGCAGAGAGAGGCGAAGTAGAAGCGTTCGAGCTAAATAGAGGCAACTTACTGGAGTTGGTAACGCTTCTCCAGATGAACGAACGCCACGCAGACGATAGTTCTGGCGGGTCAATAGGATATATGTCCGGCAGAGCTGATCCGACTGATCCGAAAGCACCGGCAACAAAAACTCTTGCTCTTCTTCGCGAGACAAATATAAACATAAAAGATTTTATTCTTACTCTTGTGCCTTCTTTCCAGGAGATGGCATACCAGATTTTGCAGCTCTTTGCACAATTTTGTGATAGGGCTGAATATAAAGCCAGGAAGACAGTGGGGAAAGAGGTCTTCAAAGAGATTAGCCCAGAGGAACTACGGCTTCGGACAAACATTACGCCTAATGCAATGGCTTTCTCCTTTGATAAACTCAATGAGAAGAGAGAGAACCTGGCATTGGCAGAGTTTCTTACCACCAATCCTATGGCACAGCAGTTCTTAGCCAGAGCTCCTATGGCTCAGTGGACGCTGTTCCATATTCTTATAAAGTCGTGGTCAAACAAATGGAATCAGAAAGTAGACGAGGTCTGGCCGACAAAGGAGCAGGTAGATGAGTATCTGGCTAAAATTCAAGAAAAGGCTTTTGAGAACTTCTACCAGCGGAAAGTATCAGAGTTTCAGAAACAGGCACAGCGGACGGCAAATCCGCCACAGGGACCTGCTCCCAATGCGCCAGTGCCTAATAACCCGGCAGTATTAACGCCGGAGGAGAGAGGAGGAGTAGTATGAAGTGGAATCCGATGAATATGTTCGGCTCAAAGACAAACCAAGACCTGCTTAGGAGTGCCGAGACGCAGAAAGAGCTTGCTGAACTTAAGAGAATAGGGAGAGAAATGCTTTCAGATCCCCGTTATGCGAAATACAAAGAACAGCTTGATGCTGTTTTAGGGCGGGTAATAAAAGAGCTGCTGGATTACAATCATCCTGATAACAACGTTTATGCAGTCAATGTGAGGACGATGATCCAGCAGTTGAAGGACTTGCTGGCTATTCTTAACACGCCAGTAAGCTTCCTGAACTATATTGCAATGACAGAAATGAAGCTCCAGACAGAGACAGAAAGGGGGGAATATGCCAGAAACAGAACTTAAAGATTTAGGCGAGAAATTAGGCACAACAGGACCAGTAGAGTTAGAGAAGTCGTCTAAGAAATACTACCATACTCTACCGATTGGTGTAAAGCAACTTGAGGAACTTGCTGACTACGATGTAGGTGACGAAGTGAGGATTGAGCTGGCCTGCAAAGTCAGAAGCATTTCTGAAGACGAAAATCATCGCGAGGTTACCCTGGAGATACGGAAAGGACGCGTGCTCAATCTCAAACCGGAGAGAGAGAAGGCTTTGAGGATGGGTATAAAGAAAGAGACACTGGATAAGATAAGGAAATGATAGACTATTCGCAGATAAGTATAAAAGAACTACAGGAACAATTAGCAAGGAAATTTGATGCTCTTGTCATAGCAGGTATAGACAGAAAGACAGGCAGGCACCGGATATTTTTATCTGGCAACCCTCTGACCTGTATCGGACTGTCTAAGGTGGCTCAACAGGAGATAGCGCGTAGTTTATTAACCGAGGGAACCCTGGGCAACCAGGCCCCAAAAAAGGAGGAGTGATGCAATTAACTCAAGAGCAAATCCAGGCACATGCAGAAGAAAGAGGTATTTCCTTTGAGGAGGCTAAAGCCGAACTTGAGGCGAAAACTGCTCTCGAAAACAGGGCGCAGGAGGAAGGCAAGACTGTAGAAGAGCTGGTAGAGGAGGAGAAGGAACTCACCGGCCTAATCAACAAATATGGCGGTGACCCTGTCAAAATGGCCAAAGCTCTTAAGTCTTCTGCTCAGGAGGTAACCAAGATCATCGAGCGCCAGAAAGCTCTCGAAAGAGAGAAAGAAGAACTTGAGCAGCGTTTTGCGAGTTTGGCACAGGCGAATGCAGGCGGTGGGTCACAACAGCCAGCTGAGGAAAAAATCAAGGAAAACCTCAAAAGAAAGTATCCGACTCTTGATGATGACATCATTGATGCTATGGTTGAGCAACAACTTGAGACAGCCAAAGCGCTCCGGACGGAATACCTCATCGACAAGGCTTATGACCGCATAGAGATTGAAAAAGAAGCACTCAAAGACGATCCTTACTACAAGAAGTATAAGGCGGAGATAGATGATCTCATAGAAAAGCAACCTATCCAAGCTAAACTTCAGAGGGGGATTGTTAAGAGATGCCGTGATCTTATAGTCGGTCAGCATATCGATGAAGTATTGGCGGAGCGTAAGTCCAGACCTGTAGACAAGGACATCGTAGGGCAAATTAAAGGGTCAAAGCCGAGAGTAACGGGAATCGGCGGCGGCCAGGCTCCTGCTCTTACCCCGCGGCAGGCTAAACAAGCTGCTGACATGGGGATAAAAGCGGAGACATATCTCTCCCTGCTCAAGAAGCACAGGGAGAGAGCCAAGAAAGACGGTCTGCCTGAACCTGAACTTTTGACCGACCCTTGGCGTAAATAGGGACCTAATAAGGAACCTAAAGGAGGAAGACAATGGGAAAAAAGAAAGTCAAACTTGGAATGCCTTTATTATCACGTCCGTTCTTGATTGAGTGTCCAGTAGCTGCTTCTCAGGCTTTCAAACGCAGAAGCGGGCACTTCGTCAAGCTCGACTCCAACCGCAGAGCAGAGATTGCTGACTCAGGAGACAGCGAGATCATCGGCTGGGCTCTGGTAGGTGCAGATTGGACATCTTCTTCGACTGCAGGAGCAGATAAAATCACCGTCGACACTCATCCTCTGCACGTCTGGGAAATCCCTGCTGATGCGACCTTTACAGCAGCCAATCTTGCTGCTCTTATCGGCAAGACCTGCGATCTCATTGTAGATGGCAACGGCATCCAGAAAGCCGACATCGGAGAAAGTAACGAGGACGTGATAGTAATTATTGGGGGAGATGTGGATGAGCAAACGCTCTATGTCCATCTCAACCCTAATAAACTATACGCGACCGGCGTAGTGTAAGAAGGAGGTTCTGGAGATGAACATACATGCTGATTTTATAGAAGGCTGCAAGAAAGACGCCTACGAATACTACTTCGAGGAATATGACCGCGTTCCTACCTACTTCGACAAAGTAGCTGAGGAGCGGTCGTCTGACGCAGCTTACGAAAAAGGGACTGTAATCACCGGACCCGGCACTCTCGATGAGAAGCCGTATGGCGGTGATTATAAGGCCATCGGGCTATCTGAAGCCTTCACCTGGTATGCCAAGATGAGGGAGTATGGTAACCTGCTACCCATCGAGGGGTCTACTCTTGAAGACATCAAACGGAAAGCAGGGGACCTGATTAAGCAGTGGTCAAAGTATTGGGCGGAAGCTGCCCGGAATACCAAAGAAATCCTGGTATTCAACATCTTCAATTACGGAGGCTATACTTCTGGCCATGCTGCTACCTTCAATCAGAGTATCCCTGGTGGCGTTCTTGACGACCCGTCGGGAGACGGTGTCTATACCGGCACTGCAGCTGCTGTAAAACCTTTCATCTGCTTGAGCGGTAACGAATGGACTGATCCTAACGGAGACACCTACTATAATGGGCTCTCACTCGATCCTTCGCCGGAGAACTTCAAGACAGCCTACGAGCTGCTTACACGCACCAATGCTAAAACAGAGAGTGGAGCTGTAGCAGTAATCATCCCCGACACTCTTCTTTGTGCCAACAGCAAAGACGCTCTCTTGTGGAAGCAGATCTTACAGTCTGAGAAACTGGCAGGAACTAATCTCAACGATGTTAACGTGCTGAGAAACCTGGTCAACAACATCATCGACTGCCCCTTCTTGAACGATGCTTTCGCTTCTGCCAGAGCTTGGGCTTTGATGCAGTCCAAGAAGTCAATTATGATATTCCACCGTATAGAGCCTGAGTTCGACTTCTTCGAGGACAAAAAGTCTAACACCTTCTACGGCAGGATCAGGATGAGAATAGGTGCTACAGTCAGGAACGTGAAATATACCGTAGGGAGCAATTTCCCAACATCATAGTATGAATGGCGATAGTATATTCGGACATCCTGTTGGAACCTGTGACAGATGCGGCACACCAGGCCTGAAACTCTACGAGTATGAAGGCAAAGATGTGTGTGCCGCCTGCTTGCAGGTATTGCTTGACTACGAGAAAAGAGAGGCGACTGAAGCAGCCTATAAACAGCTTCATAACCTGATATCACATGCAAAAGGAGGGTGATATGGCTTTACCGAGACCCAAAAAAGGAATTGGCAGACCGAAGAAAGCTGACGAAGTTTATAGCACCAGCAACTCCAGTGAGGTAGAAGCTCTCATTGCGAAGGGTTTCCATGTCGCAGACCAGAAGCCGATTGGGGGAAAGATGGTCTATAC